ACATACGCATCACAAGATATGTTTGACCCAGATGACAAGATATCAGGTGGACAAGGATTTATCTATGCATCAAGTATTGTGGTCGCGATGAAAAAGTTAAAACTTAAAGAAGATGAAAAAGGTAACAAGGTTACAGATGTCAGAGGTATCAGAGCCGCTTGTAAAGTCATGAAGACAAGATATGCAAAACCATTCGAAGGTGTACAAGTTAAGATTCCATATGACACAGGCATGGATCCATACAGTGGTTTAGTTGATCTTTTTGAGAAAAAAGGATTACTTGTACAACAAGGTAACAGGCTAAAATACATTGACTCTAAGGGAAAAGAACACATAGAGTTTAGAAAAGCATGGGTAGGTGATAAATTAGATATGATAATGGCAGAGTTTAAAGAAGTAGTACCTACAGAAGTAGAAGACACAGATGCCCCTATCGAAGTTGAAACAACAAAAACTAAAAAAGAAAAATAATGATAGACTTTGATCACGCTGACATTGAACGATTGTGGAACTCCATTATACATTATGTTCCTGAGAGACAGAAACTAGACTGTGCCATAGACTTCATTAAAAGTTTGGAAGACATAGGCGTAGAGCATGATGTACTCCGAGGATCTGCAGAGCTTGACCCAAAACTAGAAGAAGCAATCAACACTGTGTTCGAGGATGACGAAGTTGATGAAAATGGGTACAGTGAGGATGAATGATAAACTGGTACAACGAAGTTAGCAGGAACCTAGACAAGATACCAGACTGCGTAGCATACTTTGACAAGGAATTGTTAGAGGCCAAGAAGCAGTGCAAGATATATGGTAATCTAGAAAGAGCCAGTGCCGCTTTACCCGGTATAGTGGAAGAAAGATTCAGCCAACTGCAACAACTAGAAGCAATACTAGAATACCTTAACATAGAATTAAGAAGATTAAGATCCAAAACTTTCAGGAAATATCTAGAAAATTACAACAGAGCTCTATCAAGCAGAGATGCAGAGAAGTACGTGGACGGCGAAGATGATGTCGTTGACATGGATAAAATTATAAATGACTTTGCATTGATAAGGAATCAATGGTTAGGCATCACCAAAGGTTTAGATCAAAAACAATGGCAGATAACAAACATTGTAAAATTGAGAGTAGCAGGGATGGAAGATGCCGACATCAAATAGAATAATACTAACAGACGTAGACGGAGTACTGTTGGAATGGGAACACCATTTCACAAAGTGGATGCTACAAAGAACATTATTTGACGAAAGAGGTGCAAGATACCATCCATATAGGTTACTACCAGACAAACAGAACACATACGAAATGGCAGAACGTTTTGGTGTCACAAAAGACGAGATAAGAAAACAAATCAGAGAATTCAACAGGAGTGCATGGATGGGCACACAACGTCCAATGCTTGAATCACAAACGTGGGTAAAACTACTAGCGGCAGAAGGTTGGACATTTATACCGATCACATCTCAGACATCTGACATACCAGCACAACAGTTACGTAAGAAAAGACTAGGAGAACTGTTTGGAGATCATATATTCACAAATTACCACATTTTAGGCACAGGTGCTGACAAAGATGGTGCTTTGGCCGAGTTTCACAACACCGGACTATATTGGGTCGAGGACAAGCCAAAGAACGCTGTAGCCGGGCTCAAATACGGTTTAAAGCCTATATTAATAGACCATCCATATAATCAAGACTTCAATCATGACGGAATAATCAGAGTAAGTAATTGGCAAGATATACATCAATTACTATCAGGTAGAACATGAAAATTTACGTAGGTTGGGACTCAAGAGAAGACATAGCATACCAAGTTTGCGAACACAGTATCAAACGTAGAGACCCATCAGCAGAAGTTATTCCCTTAAAACAAAATGATATGAGAGCACAAGGGATATACACACGCGAACGAGACAAACTTGCATCAACCGAATTTACGTTTACAAGATTTTTCGTGCCGTACCTCAACGATTTCAAAGGTTGGGCAGTGTTTTGTGACTGTGACTTCTTATGGAAAGTTCCTAGTCATATGCTCACCAAGTACATGGATCCTAGTAAAGCAGTTGTCTGTGTAAAGCATGATTACACACCAAAAGAGACAACCAAAATGGATGGACAAGTACAGACTGTGTACCCTAGAAAGAACTGGTCAAGCATGGTGCTTTGGAATTGCGAGCACGAAAAGAATAAGATGCTCACACCAGAATTTCTTAATGAGCAAACACCTAAATTCCTACATAGATTCAGTTGGCTCGAAGATTCAGAAATTGGAGAGTTGCCTCACAACTACAACTGGCTAGTTGGCTGGTACAGAGAACCAGAGGACGGCTCACCAAAGATATTACACTACACCGAAGGTGGACCATGGTTCGATGGATACAGGAATTGTGAGTACTCAGATGATTGGAAGAAAGAAGCAATCAACTTATTCAGTTCATAGAATTAAAAATAAATTTTATCTATCTGATCGACATTTGTTTTTTGTTCTATCACTTCACTGTTGTTGAATCCTAACTGATACATGTATTCATCCATGTCATTTACAGTTGGCATATCAGGAAATTTCTTATCTTTATATAAGTTTACCTCTTGTATTACGTACTTGGCACGTGTGAATATATCCGGTGCCCCTTGCATGATCATTATTTCAGCACCCTGAACATCTTGTTTGATCAAATCAAACTGGGCATCCTTACCAACCAACTCGTCCAAAGTTTGCATCTGCCTAGTCTCAAAGTCTTTGAAAATACTGAACACAGTTGAGCCTTTGGTGTATGTTACTTTCTTTTTATTGCCCTTATCAATTTCACGTAGGTACATTTTAATTTCTCTGTTGCTGTCACCAAGGACAGCAATATGACATTTGTCAGCAATATCTTGTAAATGCTTTTCATATTTTGGGCCTGCTTCAATGCAAGTGTATTCTGCATCAGGCCATATTGATTTGACTGTCTTTGTCCATAACCCTATGTTAGCACCTATGTCTAGTATATTGCTTGGAGTAAAATTACTTTCCGCTTTTAATTTTTTTAGATAATCGAACATCATGCTTTACAATAAACAATATCAGGCCATGTTTTAATTAATACTTTGAACCCTAAAGATTTTAGGTGCTCTTTGATATCTCTTTTACTGCTACCGTACCTTTCGCTGTTGCCATTCAATTCGATCATTAAGTATTCAACGTTCTCTAAAGTTTTTTCCGCACCTTTGAGAACTTCCATTTCAAGACCCTCAACATCTATCTTGATTAAATCTATACCATTGTATCCTAAAGAATCTAATTTGTTTATTTTTGTTTCACCTTTTTCTAGTAATACCCTGGTATTCTGAGTGGCACTTTCTTCCGTTAACTTTACGTACCCATCATCATTCCCGAGTGCCTGGTTATAGGATTCAATGTTATCATATGAACTTATATTCCTTGCAAGACAGCCATAATGTAAATTATTAGGTTCATAGCAATGAATATTTTTTGCAAACTGTTGCATAGATAACGTCCATGTGCCACACCATGCACCCACATCAACTATAAGATCGAACTCCTTCCCTTGCTCCTTGCACCAGTCTGTAAATTGATTGAGGCAAGTGTCTTGCATATAAGGATATCCTTTCTCACGCCATTCTTTTATCTGTGCATCAGTGGACGGCACCCATAAACCATCGGAAAGTTGTTCTATACTCACAGTATTCCTTTGTCCATTAGTATCTCCACCGCTGTACCGTTTTGAAACTCCTCGGGTGTAAACTGTTGATAGGCAAGGCTATACAGCCAAGGCTCCGGGCCGCCATAGTAAGGATTCTCTATGTCTGACAGTTCCACGTTTCCAACGTCTACTGCGAAACTTTTATCATCACAGAAAACTGGTATGCCCTCGCACATTGCCTCGACGGCCACTATACTGCAACTGGTAACAACACACCATGCCTCTTTAAGATCCTCGGATAGGGGTACTGTTGCCTCACTTGGTCCTGATGTACCCCTGCCCCTAGGCTTGTGTCGAAGTCGGATAGGTCTGTCACTGTATCTCTTGATCTGTTCTATGGTCTCGTTTGTCCAGTTCGGACGATCGAGGTAGTTGTGTATACCTTCACTGCTAGGACACACTAAAATGTATTTGCCGGCAAAGTTTGGTGCCTTGATCTTCAATCCAAACTTTTCAAACCTGTCTGCTTTACAATTTTTGATATAAGGCACGTGTATGGCATTCTTGCACACACGCCAATAATGATTGTCGAATTTTAAATTGTTGTTGTCAAATCTACCGAAGTATGGTGTATCAGTGAACCAATAGTTGTGATTACGTGCTTCCAACTTCTTTACCATTTCTCTGTTGTTTCCTACAAATCCCCAGAACATAGAGTTGGGTAACGGATCTGTCTCGACCGCATTATCCAACTTCGTTATCTGATCTGGCCATGACTTTTCAACGCCGTCAAACACTTCCCATGCCTTGCTTTTCCGGTTACTAAATGGTGCGTAAATTGTTAGCATCTATAAATTCTATAAGTTGTTGTGCCCACTGTTGGTGTCCTTCTGCAGATGGATGTGGATCGTTTGGACTGACTATTAGATTTTTATCTGTCACAAATTCTAGGTGGCTCACTTTAGGGCTGAAAAATCTATCCATGTTGATTGCATTCCTAATTACTTTGAAGTCTGCTGTTCCGTTACCAAAATTGTTGGGTAGGGAGTTGTACATAACGTATGGTATTTGCTTACGTTCAAAATAATTCTGTAAGTCAAATACATTTTCTAAAAAATTCATCG